CCGTAAGGGGGGCGCTCGCGATTCGATCGTAAGCCCTTAGCACTAACCATTGGAGTAAATTGTCTCATGTCAGACGAGTCTCAAACGCGGTATAAAGCCGCGCCTGAACTGAGGTTCGAAGAACTTCGGCGTCTGAAGTATAACATGACGGAGGACTTGTACCGCCGTCATGCGAGACAACTAGAAGCAGACAACAAACGTAATCCCGATGGTTCGCCAATTGAGTATTACCTATATAAGATACTCGGCGCTGACCTTATGGGTTCTATCGCTTTTGCGTTAGATCCATATTGGCAGTTCCAGCTTGTGTCCCAAAAGGACGGCAAGAACTGGGCAGGCGTGTATCTTACGAAAGTGTACTCGGCGAATAGAAAACGGATATTTCCTTGCATTTGGCCTCAGAAGATACTCTCGACAGAGAAGCATCATGCTGAGTCCTTAGGCAATAATGCCGTTTTCAACGGGTCATCGTGGTCCGTTGGACCACTACATCGCGACTCGATAGTCGATCTCGATTACTCCGGAGTACTTGGTACTCAGGAGCTCGTGAACGGCTTTGTCATTGACACCACTGATAAATCCAGAAATGGATCTAAAAGTGATCGAGACAGGAGTATGTCTGGCGTTCCTAAAGCGAAACGTCAGATGTCGAAGGGTAGGGTTCAGGAACAGGGCGGATTTGAAATGTTCAAATGCGACCTGTCCGGAACTAATCTATCCTACAACTATCTCCAGGGATCGTACGACACATTCCAGAGGCAAGCGGTGACCGGGCCCGGAGGGGCTCCGATCAATACCGTTAACTTCCAACGAATACGTCGTCACGGTTTCGCGCATGGCGTTTGTTGTACAGTTGCTCCGCTAGCTGTTAACAACTACCTTTCTGCTGAGAAGAACAATGCTCTTAGCATTATGTCATCGAAAGCTGACATGATGTTTGAGCGTTGTCTTCCAAAAGGAAGGCAGTACAATCTTGCTTACCAGGTCGGTGAACTTAAAGATTTACCATCTTTGGTTCACTCCCTGTTTAACAAGCTTGTTCTATGGAAACAGCTAGAGCAGGCAGTCGGCAAAGACCGGTTCAAGGAACTGGTCAAGTCTAAAACTGCTTGGTCGAAGGATTTCGTTAAGTCTTATGGTTCTTACCTTAAGGCCCTCGAAATCGGCGACCTTGACAAAGAAATCGCCAACCTTTACTTGGAGTTCAAGTTTGGTTGGGAAAGCTTTGTTCAAGCTATTCAGCAACTGGTACGTGCTCCCCAGACCATAGGAAAGAAGGTTAACTACCTTATTTCTCGGAATGGGAAGAACGTAACTTTTCGATCCAACATACGTTATGTTGAATCGAATCCTGCTTCGTTTCCGCCCGTAAACATGCTGACCATGGCATTACTGAACACGGACGCCACCTTACCGGTGACTCAATCCGCCTCGAGAGAGGTCTTTCTTCGCTGTATGGTTTCAGCGAAGATGATGTTTCCGTATTGCGATGTGCCAAGTTTGAAGACGCAGCTTTGGGTCGACAAACTTGGTGCCGATCCTAGTCCAGGTGACATCTATGATTTAGTCCCTTGGACTTGGATGATTGATTGGTTCGCGGGACTCGGAGATTACATCCATCTAATGGATGCAGTCAACGATGATCGCTTTCTAATCAATTTCGGCTTGCTAACTTACGTAAGTAAGTTAACAGTCGAAGCCAATCAGTATCTCTACGGCCAATGCACTCAGCGTACTTATGTGATTCCCCCGAATACTGCTACAGGCGGAGACTTCCGCTATGTAGTCAATAGTACGGGTCGTTTCACCTCGAAGTATCAGTTACGTCGAGACTTAGCTGAGTTTGCTACTAGTGCTAAACTGGTCTCCGGAAAGGGACTGAGTCTCTTTCAGGGGTCCATCCTGACGGCACTGTTTTCTAAGTACCGTTAGGATTTTATCAGGTTGGCAATCCCGCTGACTTGGTTAAATCAGCAAAGTGAGACCTGAGAATGTTCATCGATCCGATTCCCGTCGCGGCCAACGCTGGTGTTGGTAACCCTGCCTTTTCTTTTGGCATGGTTGCCACTTCGCCTTCTGGAATGGGTGCGAGCCGTCGTGATGTAGTTAACAACTACACTCTCGATTTCTCGCATTCCCAGAATGCGAACACCGGCGAACGTCATTACATGCAGATCAAACAAACAGTGACCGCAGCGAATCCGCTGGGGTCTGGTGGCAATGAACTTGTCACCGCGTCTGTTTCTCTGTCTGTCAGCATCCCAGCCTTCGGCTGGACTGCAGCGCAAAAGAAGGCGTTAGTTACCGCTCTTCTCGACACGCTGAATGACAGCGACGTGACTATCGACAAATTCCTACAATTTAATTCGTAGGAGTTCAACCTGAAAACCTCACGGAGTTCAGATTGGATCACAGATACTTGTATCTGTGTTCTGTTGATCGTCTTGGGGTTATGGTTTTGGTACGGGCTGTATCTCACGGCCCGTACCATTCATAACATCCAAAATGCGGATCCTTTGAACTTCTCGCAGGACTTCACTAGCTCTAACTATGGAGTAGTGAATGAAAAGCCTGTTACGGCTCATCAGAGGTCTTTTCCATGACTTGGAAAGACTTCATCCTGGCGTGTCAGGTCTCGATCGGGATTTACAAACGATCGAGGCGCGTGTTGAAGAAGAGGGCGAAGGATTCTTATCCGTCGCCCTTCCCGCCTACGGCAAGAGCTTTGATCAAGCCCTTGCCACCGGCAGGATTGCCAACATCGCGGGCTTTAAACGAGTCCGCGGTGGACAAATCCCGAGATTCCTCTCGGGTATTGTCAGCAATATCTTCGATACTAAAACGGGTCTTCTCATGGATAGCCCGTCCGTCGAATGCATACTTAGTATTCGGCAGATATGCTATCTTTGCAAGAAGTATCTCCCGTCTGATTCTCGTGCTTCTACGCTCGAGACGCAGGCGAAGAAAGACTTCGAGAAGACCGAGGCTCAGATCATAGGGTTGTTTCCCCCTGATCTGGACTTACTCGGCCGTGTCGCTTCTTTTTGCCTCGTTGACTTAGAACGTGTCAATGAGTTCAAAGGACGACATGGACCCGGCGCTGTGTTTGAAGGATACAGTCCAAACCAAAAGTGGGATCAACTGTATCGTCGTCTTGTTGATTATGACGACAGACTCATGTCTTTAGGATATGATATCCAAGCTTTTGCTTGGAATCCTATTCTAGAGGAGGAGTCCTCAAACTCAACTGCACTTGACACATGTTCGAGACTCGTCACGGTACCTAAGAGTTGTTCTGCTCTTAGGACTATTACCGTGGAGCCTTCTGCAAATCAATTCATGCAGCAGGCTCTGAATAGTGTACTCCGGACAGAAATCCGGAAATGCCCTATTCTCTCACGATGTCTGAACCTGGACTCCCAGAAGCCAAATCAACAATTGGCTCTGGAAGGATCCCTTCATCGTACTTGGGCCACTATGGACCTTTCATCTGCTTCTGACCTCATGAGCAATGAACTTGTTCATGCTGTCTTTCGCAAGTTCCCGAATTTTTTGGGAATGATGCAAAGGTCTAGGACCCCCGAGACGGTGTTAAGTGAAGACTTAACAATGTCTCTTAAAAAGTACGCTGGAATGGGAAACGCTACAACCTTTCCGGTTCAATCGATTGTGTTTGCTATTATAGCAATCACAGCGATCACCTCGTCTTCCAAGAGGCTGACGAGCGAAAAGGTTCGTAACGCTGCCAAGTGTGTTCGTGTTTTTGGTGATGATATCATCATCAAAACCGAACATTACGCCAGGGTTGCTGAGTGGATCGAATTCTGCGGTCTTAAGATCAACCGCGGAAAGACTTTTTCTGAAGGAAACTTCAGAGAAAGTTGTGGTGTAGATGCTTACATGGGAGTCGATGTGACTCCTGTGTATCTACGCCACGATCCACAAGTTACCTCAACAGAGCCTAACCGACTTGCATCTTTGGTCTCCACCTCTAACCAGCTATGGTTACGTGGATACTATCGATGCTCTGATGTCTTGAAGAAGGTAGTGGAAAAGGCCTTAGGCCCATTACCACTAGTCTCCAACACTTCATCAGGGTTGGGTTGGCAGACCAGACAGAATGCAGTAACGTACCAGAGATGGTCACGTCACTTACATAGGCCAGAACTCAAGACCTATGTACCTACCCCGATTCGTCGGGCGGACAAACTGGATGGTTATCCAGCGCTTATGAAGTTCTTTCATTCTCCCAGAAATGGCGAGTATGATCCAGAACATCTAAGCTCTTCTGTACGAAAGTTTCAATTGAAACTTCGTAAGAGGTGGGTGCACGGTTAGAAATGACCGTGTATAAATCTTAAAAGCTAAGCTTTTAAGTCAGAGGGACTTCTTTCG